GCTCTTTTGGTGGCCCACAAGCCCAACTGGGCACCACGCGTGATCTATAAAGGTTCCGACCTTTACAATGCTATTTCTGGCCCCATGTTCAAGGAACTCATGGGGCGCTTGGACGGCTGTTACAATTCAATGGACGGCCCACATCGCTTCAAGGTTGCGTACAAGCGTGGCCCTGAAGACTACATTCCTTTTGTATCTCACGCCCATGGTGAATACATTGAAAGTGATTTCTCTGCCAATGACATGCGCCAGTGCGCAGATGTGATGGTATTAGAGTTGGCGCTACTCCGTCGCCTCGGCGCACCGGAGTGGTTCGTCCGGCTACATGCCACCACTGACAAGTTTGTTGTTAGGGGCAGAGAACACGGACTCCGGATGACGCTCAGACATCAATTACCAACTGGCGTCACCGACACGACGTTCCGTAACACTTTCTGGAATTCTTGCATTTTGTTTGCGTTTTTACGCCACACCAGCGCCCGTGCCAGTCGGGCAATTCTTCTTGGGGATGACATGTTGGCGAAGGTTTCTGGTCTCAGGCGGCATGCCGCCAGGACTTACGAAAACATAGCTAGCGAGGCCCGGATGGTTGCTAAAGTTTCGCGACACAGCCATCTTGTGGACTGCTCCTTTCTGTCGAAGTGCTTTGTGCCAAGAGTCGGGGGCGTGCACCTCACCGTGCCGCTCCCAGGCAAAGCATTAGGCAGATTCAACATGCGTGCCAACCGTAATCAGGCCGTCTCGGACGCTGCTTACATGGCAGGCAAAGCAGTCGGCTACGCCTATGAATTCAGGTTCTACCCCGAGATCAGAGATCTTTTCCTCGACCGTTTTAATCACGAGTTTGAGACTGTTCGTCAAGAGAATCGGCGATTTGATGACGAGGGATTTTATTCCGTTTTGTCGTGGAATGCCCGGGAAGCCGGCATTACACTCAAGGGCATACGGGATAAAATCGTTACTGATAACGTCGTCACTGACACCGATTGGAACGGTTTCTGCTATCACCGGTACCGGTTGTCCGGACCGGCGGTCGTTGCCATCTTTGAGGAGGTTGTTTTAAATTTGGA